TTTTTTAACTTCCTTTCTTTATAAAATTACATCAAGAGTATATTCATCAGGAGATTCCACATATTCCCATCCGCAATGCTGAATTATTTGCCACATTCTCTGAACGCCATAAGGGTTTCCGCTATGAATAGAAATGGGAATAGAAATACCTTCCTCTTCCATCCAATCTAAAATTTTAATATAATCTCCACCATAGCAAAAATAATCACCAGCATCATGGTCTAAATCAAGAAGAGAAATTTCATCTTTATGGACAGAGATAAAATCAATAGCTTCATCTACTCTCTTAATCCACACATCATATCCTTCTGGGATAGGACGAATATCATCTATCCAAATCTTCATTTTTCTCTCCTTTCTTTATCTTACATATATATTATATCAAAAAATTTTTAGAAAATCAAATAAAATTTTAAATGGAGTCTATGGGAATCGAACCCATCTGATTTTCTGTTTGCAAAACAGATGACCACTCCTTGCAGTCCCAAACCCCTGGCGGCGGTTTGCTTTTTACTGAACAACTCCACCGAAGATAACAGGTTCTTACTTTAATTTTCCACATGTGTTCCTTTGGGAAGTAATACCCAAGTCGGAGAAGAGGGAATCGCACCCACTCGAGACAATAGTCATGAGTTTTACAGATTCACCCGCCTACTTTAACGGTTTACTCTCCGAGACTGTCTTTATTTGGAATTGAACCAAAATTTATAGTTTCGTAGACTATTGTTTTTTCCATTAAACTATAAAGACAATTAAACATCTCCAAAAGGATTTGAACCTTTAACCCTATGATTAGAAGTCATATGCTCTCTCCTATTGAGCTATGGAGATAAAAGGTAGTTAATGAGATTCGAACTCATGGTATCCAGATCCACAATCTGGTGCTTTAACCAGCTAAGCTATAACTACCATAAAAATATGCGGGCAAGGATTTTCACCTTGCAAATCATGTCTGCCGCTTACCTATATCTGCGTAAGTCAACTGATTTCGTTAGGTTGGTTATCTATGACATCCTCTCCCCTAGACCGATTGCGTCTACATATTCCGCCACCGCATATTTTAAAAATAAAATAAAATATTAAATATTTCGTTTTATTTGTTACAAGTTTTTATTTCTTGCCGAACTAACTATTTTTATATAGTTATCTGATACATATGACGTATCACAGTATCACCTTTAACGACGTCAACTGGACTCGAACCAGTACATCAATTACTCGATTACTCAAAGGTTAGCAACCTTTTGCCTTACCAATTAGGCTTATGACGCCACGCGTACCGCCGCAGTGATTAACGAGATGCTTCGCGGTTTTCCTGGTTTTCATTCTCGTATTAAATCAATAGCTGTTTGATTTAATAGCGACGCGGGAGGGATTTGAACCCCCGTACCCTTTCAGGCAAGCTGTTTTCAAGACAGCCTCGTTATGACCACTTCGATACCGCGCCTTAACAGGAACTGCTGGACTTGAACCAGCCCCTTTGGTTTTGGAGACCAACATGCTACCCCCTAACACCAAGTCCCTACGTAACAACAAGTGTTACTTTTCAATTACATGATATTCAATAACTAAAAATCTATCTTTAAAAAATTTAAGTTCCATCATATTTTTTACAACAGTCAAATGCTTGCGGTTAAGGTCATCAAGATAAATAACAGTAAACATATAACTACCTCTCTTTCAAAATATGATTTTTACTTTACAATATTATTGTAACAAAAAATTTTTCAAAAATCAACTAAATTTTTATAGAGTTTCAAGCAGGCTTTCAAGACTATTTTTTGCTACTGTTCTTTCTGTAATAGCATCATTATAATACTTACACATTCTTTCATAATAATCAGTTACAGCATCTAGAATCTCTTCTGCCTCAATAACCCTTGCTGCCGCATTTTTTACTCTCTTCTGGGCAACCTTGTAATCACATCTTGCTTTAGCAAGTAGTTCGCCCTTTTCCTTGTCATAAACATCTTCCATACTTGCTTTAGCAATTCCCTTAACAGTTTTCTTAGCATAAGAAGAAATACAAATAGTTTCTCTGTCATTGTGAATAAACTTATACTTCGCCATAATTTTTCTTTCCTTTTCTTTTTTTATTTTATATAAATATTATAATATATTTTTTATTAAAAATCAAATAGAATTTTTTACTAAGTAAACTTTTGCATATTTTATTCCATGCTGTAAACATTCATAATGACTTTCTTTAAAAATGTCAATATGATTTCCTCTAACTCCGCCGCCAGTATCTTCAACAATTCTATATCCATACCCTTCAATATAAACATTCGTACCAGCAGGAAGAATTCCACAAGCTACTGTTCTTCCTTCTGTTGCGTATGCTCCAGAAGAAGTTTGATGATCCCATCCTTCAGAGCATTGATAACAAGGACAATAAAAAGTTAATTTATATTCTCCAATAAATTCTAAAATAGGTTCTGGTTCTTTTAAAGCTTCTACATAAACTTCATTAATTGTACCATCAATAGCTTCAGGAGGTCCTTCTTCTATTGGCATTTCTTCTGGAATTGATTCTACATAATATGATCGGCTATCTCTGTCTAAAAATACATGACGTCTCTGCGCGGCATTGGAATCAACAGCAATTAAAGAACACATCAATAGACTCATAAAAATTAATTTTCTCATAAAACCTCCTTAAAAGCATAATAATATTATATAAAATTTTTTATTAAAAATCAAAGGGAAGATTATTCATCTTCCCCTTTTATATTATTAATCAATTTCGTAGGTTTTACCTTTAACTTCTATGGAGCCATCTTTCTTAGATTTTAGTTTATCTCCAGCATAAAGAACAACACCATTTTTATCAGTAAAAATATAAATATCATTACCATCATTTACATTGTTCTTATTTTTTGCAATAGTGCCATTTGTAGTAACTAAAATCTGACCTTCAGTAATATCATTACCATATGAAACAGTTCCACTATTTAACTTATATCCGCCATCATATTCAGCATCAATACCCGCAAATTTACCTTCATCTGAATTAGCTTCAAGAATAATACCATTTTTTACAAATTTCTTAATTTTAGAAACATAACCATTTTCAGCTTCACCATTATTCTTGAAGTAGAACTCATATGTGTCATCCGCAAGTTCAATTTTTACTGTGCCAGTCTTACGAGAGCCATCTTCTTCTGTTGAAAAATAATATAACTTTTCAAAATCTAATTCTTTAATTTGGTCACCAGACATATCAATATATTCTGTATCACCAGATTTATTAGTATATTCATCATCTTCAAGAGTTACAAGACCATAAAGCATGCGACCCATAGTATCGAAACAATAGTTGCTAGTATTAATCTTTTTAATGGTACTTTTGACTATCTTACCACTATTATCAGCATACCACCAAGAGTACTCATCATTATCATAATCCTCTTGAATGTAATCTTCATCAGGAATTGCCCAGAACCAATGTTTCTTAATCATTGTTCCATCTGGATTCATGTAAGTCATATTACTAGCTGATGCAATTGAAGAAGTTGCGGTTGCCGCCCATTCACTTAACATATGACCATCTTCTGTATTGAAGCGATAAGTGGAACCATTAATGATTTTCTTTTCATCTAAAGATTTCTTACCTGTTGGTTTAAAATAGAACCAATAATCTTTAAGTTCATCATCATCTTCTACTTCAATCTGACGCCAACCAATGGTGATAGCACCATCATCCTTGTCTCCAGCATAGTACATTGCAGTTTTCCAACCATCTGTATCATCTTCATCAACAGAAGTTAAGCTAGAAGCGTCAATCCATCCATAAAGCATTTTTCCTTCAGAATCAAATGCATATTTTTGACCATTAATAGTTTTTAAATTTGATGAAGTAAGTTCATCCTTCTTTGTCACATATGCTTTTCCATCTTCTTTAAAGTAATACCAATTATCTTCATAGTCAATCCAAGTATTACGAACCATTGTACCATTAGAATCAAAGTAATAATAATTATCATCATCCTCAAGAATAATATCCATTAGTAGATTACCTTGATCGTCTACATAATACCAATCCTCACCAGATTTTGCCCAACTATTTGTAATTACTGTATTATTTTTGTCTAAATACTTCCAAGTTCCGTCCTCATTACTCCAATGATTTGCGGCAAACGCTGTTGAAAGCATCATAGCTGAAATCGCAGAAGCAATGAGGCATGTCTAAACAAACTTATTTTTCATTTTTAAATTCTCCTTTTTACAAAAAAAATTTGATACGATATTTCTATCGTATCAATAGTAGACGCGATGGGAGTCGAACCCACATGAACTCGCGTTCCCGGGATTTTAAGTCCCGTATGTATACCCATTCCATCACGCGTCCATATACAAGATGCAGCGAAAGATTTGAACTTTCTCACTAAAAATTTTTCAGATTTTTTGTTTTACCCATTATTAGATTGCTGTATGCATCTTAAAGCCCTCGCGCGGATTCGGACCGCGATTGGAAGATTACAAATCTACTCGCCTACCATTAGCGGACAAGGGCATATTAAAAATTCAATGATAGAACTATATCGGATTTCTCCAAGCATGTTCACTTATTGGCTACTTTATATTTTTATTTATTATAATACTCACTTTTATAATCCAAATTTATTATTTTCTAATCAAATCTACTGGGAAAGACATCTCGCGTAACGAAGAACCCATCTAATTATTCGCTCAGTATCAGAGCCATTCTACGCTGACTATTCTTTTTCATTGATTGGGGGTTATAAAGCTTTTTTAATAAATAAAAATATATACTCCAAACTTACAGCCATCATTGAATAAATGGAACCTCTTGGATTCGAACCAAGGATCCTGCGCTTATGAGGCGCGCGCTCTAACCATCTGAACTAAGGTTCCAAAATTTTGTATAGTGCCGAATCACTATACCAGATAAATACTCGCACCCTTTATCCTTTTTACGCATCGGAGGGCAGTGATTCGTTTTCTGGCAGGAATCACCAAATAACCACTTTTCACCCCAAGCAGGGGGAAGAATACATGTTGAATCTTCTAGTCACTTTCGCGTTTTTAAAGAACCAAAAGAAAAAACTTTTTTGATAATACATATCTGCGTAAAGATTATGTTTATCGAGGGGACCCGACTGGGATTCGAACCCAGGTTCCGCTGATTTAGAGTCAGCTGTGTTAAACCGCTCCACTACCGGGCCTCATAAATGGCGAGAGGAGGATTTGAACCTCCGACCTTCAGTTTATGAGACTGACGAGCTACCAGACTGCTACCATCTCGCAATTGGTTTCTGAGAGATTCGAACTCACAAAATTAGCTGTGATAGGCTATTGACTTACCAATTAGTCGAAGAAACCAAAATATTATATAATAAGTAATGGCTATGTTCCAAGAATTTCATTCGCGCGTACTTGCGGGGGGAATTAAGCCAGATACCCGTCTCGTGGCACCATTATTTATTATATATTAAATTGAATTATAATTCAAATGATCTCTGGGAGACTTGAACTCGCCATTTGCAGCTTGAAAGGCTACTGACCTAAACCATTAGTCGAAGAGACCTTAAATGATCCCAACTGGATTTGAACCAGTGATTCCGCCGTGAAAGAGCGACGACTTAGACCGCTTGTCGATGGGACCTTATAAATTAAATTACAAGACTCTTAATAGTTTTCAGTATTATAAAAGATACAGAAAACTTATTCAAAAAACTCTACTTCGCGTCAACTTTTGACAATTTTTATAATTATTTTTATTTAGTTAGAATTGGTTATTTGCAGAAAGAGTCTTTATTTTTTATACTAAGGCTTAGGCTCCGTAGAGTATCTAAGCACAACGACCTATATTATTAAAAAAGTTTAATACCACCACAGTGCATATTATTTTCCTTTCTTAACTTTGTATAAATATTATACTATAATTTTTTTATTTTTTCAAATAATTTTTTAATCTGGTGTGCAGTAAGTGAAATATTCACCGCAATCACACGCATCTGTTCAGGGTTGCACCGATAGTTTAAAGGGTATTCGCAAATACATTTTTTAGTCTAAGCCTTTTGGGGTGTCTCTCCCCTGTGTCCCTGAATATCAGCTTTATTTTCTTCAGATTTCTTTTTATGAAATCTACCCGTAATTAAAACCTGCACACCAGATTTTTTAAATCTATTTCCATAAAAAATTACAACTTTTATGAGTTTTAGATTTTAAAGCTTTTCTTATAGATTCTGGATGACATTTTATTATTCTTGCAGCTTCCCTAATTGAAGGATATATATTAATTAATTCCCACTTTTCATTATATTGACCTATTTGTGTACTATGATACCTTTGGATTTCTTTACCTGTTATAGTATACTAAGGTTTATATTTATCTTTTTTTGTAAAATCCTTTTTTCTTATTGGATACTACTAATTTTCAAGAACTCTACTATATCCATTATTAATATCTGAAATTGTTTTACTAGAAACATTGTAAACATCAGCAATTTTTCTTATAGATTTATCTGTTGTTTTTAATAAATTCACGATTTCTAAAACATTATTATAAGTTAGCTTTACAGGATGAGAAGCTCCATCCCCGCCTCTTGTAGCATTATAGCAATTTGAATCCTAATATCCATTATATTTTTGTATCCAAAATACTTCTTTATTATTTAATTCTTGTTTTGTACATTCTTCAAGAATTTTTAATGAAAAATTTTCTTTTCCATATTTTTGAATAGCTTTATGAATTGGGCAAGTATCTTTACTTCTACAATGTTCTAACCATCGTTTATGAATATTAACACTTTTTCCAATATAAAATTTTCCATTTAACTAATTAGTAATTTTATAAATTCCACAAATAATCATATTTTTACCTCTCAAATAAAAATTTTTAATAAAAGCTTAATGTTGAGAGCATTATTATCTCAAAAGTTAATTACTCTTTTGTTCCCTTTTATTAAAATTTATTGACTTTTAATGCTTGTCTACAGATTAAAAAACTTTATATTTATATTATAATATAAATTTTTAAAAATATCAATAAAAGAATTACTTTCCGCGAAGTTGGTTACGATATATACCAATTTAAAGGCTTTAACGCCAATGAGAACATTAAATCGCTTCCTCCCCTGTCGCTAGGCTTTCACTCATTCTTCTATTGATAATACTGAAGGCGAGATTTGAACTCGCAAAACCTAAGTTTTGAGCTTAGTATGTATGCCAATTCCATCACTTCAGTATAATTCTCACTGTTGGATTCGAACCAACGACTTCAATCTTGTAAGGATTGCACTCTCCCAGCTGAGTTAAGCGAGATTATCGGCGGTTTAGGTTTACCTCCGCGATGAACTCCGCCAAACTGGAGGAATAGTTGTATAATATAGTTTTGTCCATTTTTTAGGCTCCCTCTGCATCTATAGCCTGAATTCCGCAGGTCATGACTCCCGCAACATAGGTAGTCTGATATGGTCTCTCTCTCCCGACCGCTTCAGTGCAGTGGACTCTCTGAATGTTTATGTACACTATTAAATTCAGTCACCATTACTATATTATACATTGAATTAACTTGGTACGCATTGTTAAGAGGCGTGTTAATTACTGATATAAGGAGTAAACTCCTTAAGTCCTTTCTAGCAGGATTTGCACCTACATCTCCCCTACTGGGCGACTTCCTCTTCATCCATAGAAAGGTTGAGGATTTCCACCTCTTTTGACGTCAATTTGCTAGCTGTTTTCTTTAAAAGACTTTACGTTTTAGTCTTTTATTCGAAAGAGATAACTAGCTTCTCCCCACGCGTCCGTGGTAGCGACTTAGATGGGACTCGAACCCATGCTCTCTTGATAGACAGTCAAGTGTGTTAACCAACTACACCACAAAGCCAAAATACCGTTGGAGGGATTCGAACCCCCAAATTCTAGTTCCTAAGACTAGTGCCTATGCCAGTTCGGCTACAACGGCGTATAACTACGGATGGCGTCACCCTTTTCACGCTGAAGGACTCCCGCAGCCCCTAATCACTCTGCCGCTGATTGACGGGTAAGTTCCTTAACTTACAAGCAGTATGATTCTTAACCTTTTCCAACCATACACAAGCGATTCCATTCTCAGAATTTAGGAAATTTTGTGACAAATGGATAATTTCCAACCATGAAACGGGTGAAGTAGGAATTGAACCTACCTGGGGTTGCTTACAGGCAACTGCCTATCCACTAGGCTACTCACCCTTTTTTATTATTCAGCAGTAGATTCTGGCAAATAATAAACAATATTACATTCACAATTTGGATGATAAGGAGGAATATCTGTCAATAAAGCTAAACTTACCCTACCACCACCAAGATGGTCTGCACATTCTCCACAACCATTATCTCCAATGATTTCATATTCTATGGCATGAGGAGTTACTTCTTGTGATAAAGTGCGATTAAAAATAAATCTAGATTCTGTTTTCAGAATTTTATTAACCGCGTTTAAAAACATATCTTGATTTTGATTATTTAAATATTCAGTATAATGTTCAGAAACTCTTTCTTTAAAAGTTTTTCCATCTCCTGAAAAAGTTAATCCTAAAATTGCTTCTTCAGAAATTTCTACTAAATCTGTATTAATACCATAAATTTCAGAAACAAAATTTAAAGCATGTAATAGCATATCTTCAAATTTTTCTTCAATAGTATCAATACAATATGATTCTAAATCATCATTATCAAATTGTTTCTAAATTTCTGTTAATGTTTTTGAAATCAAATCCTAACAAAAATCATCATACTTCTTTTTACCACTAAGATAAGTCTACTTATTCATTTTTCTCCTTATAAAAATATACAAGACAGTAAGTTCCTTTTCTGCATTTCCCAAACAACAGAGGGCGACCTATAAAATTAGAACAACCATAAAATTCAGTCCTTTAGCCAACAATTTGCGTCAATCTCCAATATTTGACAAAATTATCCCAAGTCTGCTTTTAAATTTGTATTTTGCTGTTATACTGTCTTTATTAACTTATATAAATATTATATCAAAAATTTTTAAAAACTTCAAGCAGTTGTTCTTTCTGCGGGAATCGGCGCTTGGCTCAACTCCCGCAAAAGCAACTTTAACTTCTGAAAGAATTTCTTATTTCTTATAAATATATTATATCAAAATTTTTATTAAAAATCAATAAGTCCTTCAGAAGGCTACCTTTAATTAAAATTAACTTAAATAGTTTTAAAAACCTTGTCCAAAAATTAAGCACAACAATAATTAATCATTCGCGCCTTTTTATTAACATAAGAACAAAATGCCTTTGCATCTTTTTCTTTTGTAAAATGAAATGCTAAATAATCAGTAGGAGCATAATAATGTAAACCTTCAGCATGAAAAGTATCTATTAAAAGATGAATATATTCTTCAATAGAAAGATTAAGAATTCGCATAGGAGTATACCATTTCGCGGAACGCCCACTTAAATTCTTAATATCATTTACATGCCACCTTTTACCAGATTCCCATGATGTCATTTGATAAAGATGTACCCCTGCTCCCATATTAGCTCCTTATAGACCTAGCTTATTCAATAGCATAGTAAGTCTTTCTTTTTCTTCTTCACTTGGTTCCTGAGGAATTGTTTCATTAGTTACATTTGACTTTACATCTGCGGTCGCCGCCTCCCCAGGCAATGCAGTATCACTTCCACCTTCAACTGCAACCTTAGCTGCTGTGAGGGTCAACTTAATCTGCAGCTTCTCTCCATTCTCAGTCCCGTTAATACGGATTTCCTTACCATCGTTATACAAAAAACTTCCAGGAAACGCCGCCAGAATTTTACTTGCAATCTCCTGTTTCAGAATACTTCCCTTTGCACCCATATTTTACCTCTTTCTTTATCTTATGTATATATTATATCAAAAAATTTTTAAAAAATCAATTATTGATCTTCTCTTTTCGTACTATGATATTATTCTCTTTTAGAGTGTCAGCAAGTTCTAGAAATCTGTCGCATATAGAGCAGTGGTCAGGTTGATACATACACCGCTTGCCGCATTTACTTCTAATTGTTCCAAAAGAACTAAGAATATATTTACTATCTAATTCCCCTTTAAAAGTAGGAATTAAATCTTTTATCTTACCAAACCATTTCTCTTGTTTATAAATTTTAAATAATGTTTGCTGTCTGCTTTCATCTGAAATTAACTCAAAAACATCAACAAAAGCAGAATAAGCTGAAATATCTTCTGGTCTAATAAAAAATGTTTTTATACTAGGAGTTTCTGAAAAACTCGACTGACAAATATTAGGATATACTCGTACCCTGACGTTATTATCATGTAATAATTTGCCAATTTTTTCTAATGAAAATCCCAATTCCTCACAAATATACATATCAGTAGGATGATAATTTAAAAATCCATGCAGCTGATCTATTGTGGTAATTGGATTTACAAAGAAGAATGGAATTTCATTTTTCTTTGCTCTTGATAAATAATCTTTATTATAAAAATCAAAAATAATTTTTATATTACCATATTCTTTATATAATCCTCTTAAAAGTTGTGCATCAATATCTTCAAAAGAGTCAGATACATCAATGATAATAGATTTATCTTTATACTTCTCTAAAAAATCTGGTAATGTGCGGTCGGCGCGACGATACTTTATTTTTAATTCATCCGCTTCCTAAATATACTTTTGAGATGGATAATAATTTAAACAAAACATATATCTTCTCCTATGCAAATAAGGGGAGATATTATCTCCCCTTATATATCAACTGAGTTCTATAAATTACTCTTCCTCAGCACCATCGGCAATACGATAAGCCATTCTCTTGTTACCCTCGACCTTAACGGTCTCCTTGACAATAGAACCAGCCTTCACAAGCTTACCAAGACGAGCGGTTACCTTGTTGCGAGTAACATCCTCGCTATCAAGAGCAAGAACAATCTCATCAACAGTCATCGGCTCATTGCCGATGATACCAAAAATCTCGTCGGTAAGAGCATCAGACTCAGCTCTCTTCTTAGCCGCACGATCAGCAGCTGCAGCCTTCCGCTTATCAAGAGTCTCAACCTGCTTGTCAATAAACTCAACAAGTTCTGCCTGCTGAGCCTCATCCTCAACAGCCGCCATTACCATCTCACGAAGCTCCGCAAAATACATAGCCTTAGTCTTCTTCATAGTGTTATCCATAGTGTACAATCTCCTTTTGATTTGTGTTTTTGTTTTTTTTATCTTACATAAATATTATACTAAAAATTTTTTAAAATTTCAAGCGGCGGTCTGTTTGTCGCCATCTTTAACGAATACTAGCATTGATATAACGAATTTCTCGATCAGTTAATTTTTCATAACTAAGTCCATATCTTTTAAGAATCAATTCAAACTCTTTAAAACCGATAGTGGGGCTGGGATATTTCTTAATATCATTAATTACTGCATTGATTTTACCAGCGCGGGTAGGAAGTAATCCCTCAGCTTCCGCATAAAAACATAATTCAGGAAAAGTAATCATATTACTCCTTTTCTGTAATTACATAATCAAAATCAGTGGCATCTTTATTTGCGTATTCAAATTCAAAAACTTCACCTTCAAAAACTGCCTTTAATGTAGTAATATTAAAAATCTCATTACCATAAAAACTCTCTAATTTTTGTACTACATCTGAAAAAGACGTTCCTGGAACGATACCATTTACAATTTCTTCTTTACATTTATCTGAGTCAAAAAGAACTGCTTTATACTGATAGTACCATACTTCTTCCATATTTTGTGTCCTTTCTTTATCTTATATAAAAATTATAACAAAATTTTTATTAAAAATCAATAAGAACCTTTATGATCTTCATATTCAAAATCTGCTATATCGTATGCATAATCTTCTTTTGAATAACGATCAGGACAATCATCACAACCATATTCAGAATTTAACTCACACCAGGATTCTGGTGGTTCACAATATGAGCCTGTCCATGTTTTCATATGAATACAAAAATAAGCAGAATGAATCATAATATCCTCCTTAAAAAATCCAATAAACAATACGAATTAAACTATAATCATTACGCCAATCCCAGCAGTCCATAACTTCAAGAAAAGCATCTACCCGCTTTTTTAACGTTTCCATCGGAGTAGGCATAAAAACTTCTTTTTCTTCTCCTTCTGACTGCATATCCATTGTCTCATAATCTAAAACTTTAGGATTTTCAAGACAATAAATATACATATCCGCATATGTAAACCAACGAACAGTAGGAGAAAAAGTGGTCATTTTATCATGAATACGAATATCTTCGCACTGTTCATCATAAGATGCTTTTATTTCTATTGACACATCTTTTGGCAATCCATGATGAATTCCATGCATTTCTGGATCACCATTCTCTTCTACAATAGAAAAAAGATCGTGACAACCATTATAAGGAAATAAATCAGCATGAATTTGCTTTGTATGATCATAGTTCCAAACAACAGGATGTTGAAGTTCATATTTACCAGTCTTTTCATCAAATCGCTCTACAAAAAACATTGGAGTTCTACCCATAAATGTTATTCCTTTCTTATTTTCTAAAAATATTATATAATAAATTTTTTAAAAAATCAAGAGAAGATAGATAAAAATTAATAATCACGCAATATTTGCCTAATATCGCGTTCTTTAATCTTTTCCATCTTTTTCTTTTTAAGATTGGCGCGGGCAGGCGCACTTCCAGTTCTAGGTTTATACTTTTTGCAAATCTGACAAGCATCTCTAAATGTTCCTTTTTTACCTTTTGAACAGCCGCCTTCGTACATATAATAGATGCAAGCCATTTCGCGTTCAATCATTTTTAATAATCTCCTTTAATGTGAAAAATTTGAATAATCTAAGATTACTGGAGTACCATTTTCACGGTATCCATAATTACCTTCATGTGTATCTTCTAAAATATCTAAATCTATATTGTTACAATAATATAAAAATCTCTGTACTTTTGATTGTCCATATTTGTCCAAACAATTGGCAAACCAAAGTGTATCAAAAATGGATTGTCCTTCTTCTTGCCATTTTTGAGCTAGTTTTTTAGATTTTAAAGAAGGTGTAAAATTTGAAAAACAAGTATCTTCTTCTGGAATAACTTTTTCTTGAATAAAAATTCTTACATTATCTATTGTTTTATATTTAATAGTTTTAGCTACAAAACAATCTAATCCATATGTTTTTAATCGACAATATTTTTCATATTCCGCAAGACAATAATCAGAACTATTGGAACCATTTGCCCATTCAAAAGGAAACCATTCTGCGTTTTCATCAAACTCTCCATTAAAAGGAATCTTTATAACTACATTATTAAAATTTGGAGATATAATAACCATTTTTGATACTCCAAAATTAATATACGCGCAAGAATCAACTGTTTTTATTTGATTTTGTATTAATTTAAAATTGATTGGTTCTGTATTATTATCTAATCCAAATTCTTCAGGTAATGGGAAAATAGCTGTTAAAATTTTATCTACTGCATTATGATTAAAGGTCATATCTCACCATATCCTATTTATATTTTATATTTTTATTATACTATAATTTTATAAAAAAATCAACGGAAGATTTTTATCTTCCGTTGATAAAAATTACTGAATAGGCTTAATGATACATCTGGTAAGATATGTATTTTTGACACCAGCGTACTCATCAAACTTCTTGATAGTACCAGTAAGGTCAATAGTATCACCAACAGCAAAATCAACATCACACTTAGAGGACATCCAAACAAATACATAGTCCTCAGAAGTGAAAGTATAGATGGTGGTATAGCCATATGCACCCTCAAAACCGCGGATGCTCTTTACTTTCGCAGTGATGTTGCGGATACGCTCCTTCTCTACTCCAGGATAGAATTTAGAAGTAGACGGACCCTTAAGTTCTGCCATCTTCTGCGAAACAAGGGCTTTAGCATCCTCTTTGAATTCTGCCCATTTAGTCTGCGGATTGTAGGTGTAAAGCTCGTCAAAACTCATCCCATAGAGCTTATAACCTTCTGGCAGCGCAACTTCCTTAGAAAAGAACCACTTCAGAGTCGGATCGAATCTTGCACCGAGATTCTTCAGTTCATCCTTAATGGCATAGGTGTCATCGCCATAAACAAGATAAACCTTTTCATCTTCACCGAATCCAAGTTTCAGAGCAACTTCATGCTTATACTTGGCGGCGTTCTCAACAAGGTCGCGTGCCTTAGCTTCCTTCTCTGCTTCTCTCTTGGCGCGAGCACGCTCATTGGCTGCCTGCATACGATTGTATTCTTTCTCAGTGTATGCGCGAACCTTCTGGATAGCGATACCAGAACCATTACAGCCGTAGCAACGGGTCCCATCAATCTGATTATACGAGTAATGTCCGCTTCCTCCACACCGCCCACAAGTACCCTTAACCTTAACAAAAAGACGCCCTTTTTCGTTTTCAAAAGGCTCAGAAACAATCTGCATATCCTTATAAGAATCAGCCACAAAGATTTTTTCCATACTCATCGCCGTTCCTTTCTTTATCTTACATATATATTATACAAAAAATTTTAAAAAAAATAAAGCTGCAAATCCGCAGCTTTATTATATTCTATCTTTTTTGCCTTTAAAAAGGAACATATCCATCTTTATATTTCTTTTGGATGCGTTCAATTGTATCTACTGCACTGCAATAAGCAATAAGTTCTTCTGCCCAAGCTTTTACATCTTTAATAGACTGCGTAGTTGAGTCATAACGACTAATTGCTTCACCGACTTCACGAATTCTTGCATCAATAGCAATCCAATAAGGCGGAGCGCCCAGTGGAGGTTTTTTACATTCAGTTTCTTTTTCTAAAATTTCTACAGGTGTATTTTTCCATTCCTCAAAAGTCATTTATTACCTCCAAATTGCATCATGCTGAGCAGCTTCAATCTCCCAAATAGAGATTTCATTATAAGGATCCTGCGGGAACCACCAGTTTTTGGCATCAATCATATACTGATAAGTAGCACCAGGAAACCAATCTCTGCCCATGAGAGCGCATCCAGCAAGCATTTCTGCATCTACAATATCAGAATGAGTATACCAACTAAGAACCCTATTACGAATACTGTTGGTATCACTCATGATATGATTTGCTTCAAGATTGTCAACAACAAGCTTTACTGCCATTTCAACTACTGCATAATAAGTATCCATAATAGACTCCTTTAATTAATTTTGAAAATAGTCATTTTGGCGCCATTATCTTTCGGAAGAGTAAAAGAAGTGCTGTAACAACGATAATCCATAAGATCCTTCTCCCCAAACCAACACCACTTAACAGGACAAGCTTCAAACGTATTAAGATCTCTGCCGCCATAAAGAACAATACAAACGTTCTTATTAAAAAAGATTTTATCTCCTGTAAGTAACTCTTCTCCATTAGAAGCAAAAATGCCAGTATGAAGTCCAATTCGATTTCTTTTATCTCCATTAATACGATGCTGCTTCTTATTTCTTCTATAAGACTTATACATTGTTAAATCACCTCTTTTTATTTTCTATATATATTATATTATATATTTTATAAAAAATCAATAAATTAAATTAACACTCGATGATTTTCGTCATCTACTTCTGGATAAATGTCGTTTGTATCTCCATACTCATATCTTACAAATTCATAATCTTCTAAATGGTTTGCAACAATAAAACCAATTAATTCATCTCCAGTCATTTTTTCTCCTTTTTGTATTTTTTGTCCCTAAAAATATATATTTTTGGGGACAATTTTATTACCAGTTTTTTACAACCTTTACTTCAGCTTCACAGCATTTTGTAAAATAGTTATGCGGAACCTTAGTGATATTGCAGGCACGGGACCTGCCGCCAACAAACTTGCCGCATTTAGAGCAATAGAGAGAATACTTGTAGATTTCCTCATTACTTTTGGTGCGCTCAAGGTCGTCATAATGAGTCATATTGTTATTGGTTCCAATGACTTCACAATAGAACTTGAATGTAGAATCATGACCATGACTTTCATGGGTAAGCGCGCAAGTTACATAATGGGCGCACTCATGTGCGATTACTGCTTCAATGGACTCGTCTGTAGAGGTTTCAAGAAGCTGCCGCGAAATCTCAATCTTGGTGGGATTCCAAACAGTTCCTCTCTTTTCGTAGAAACATCTACCAAGAGTACGAGTTAATCTACCGTTAATAAGCACAGGTGAGTTGAACTTTACACCTGCTTTCCCGCAATAATTAATGCAAAGTGCAGTAATCTTGTCTATTGTCCACATAGTATTTTCTCCTTTGTTTATATTATTATTATATAAAAATTTATTTAAAAAATCAATAGAAGAAAGAGAATGTTAGAGCGAAGATTGGACAAACCAAAAATTTTATGATATAATATTAATAGAAAATAAAATATAAAAGGAGTAACTATATGGATAATACAGCTACAGAAAAGTATATTAAGGAAATGCTTGATAAAAATCTATTTGGAGTAATTTTTCCAAAAGATAAAAGTGAGAAATCTGCTCAATTAATGATTGATACAATTGATGCGGCGGTGGGTATGGCAGAGTTTAAAGATGATGATGAAAATATTACTTGGGGCGTTTTGATTGATAAAAGAAAAATTAAAGATTCTTTGAAATTGACTGAGGAAAATAAAAATGACAGTGATAGCATGTGATGTGCGGCAATGCCCTTATAATAAGGATTAGTTTTGTGCTAAGCGCGGTGTTGTAAAGATTAATGATAATGGGACTTGTGCAACTATTTATCAAAAGCGAAATGGCGGATATATTTTAAAAGATTTATCAAGAGAAGTAGATGAAAAAGAGAATATAGTTATTGTTAATGTGGCGGAAAGCGAGCTTCGTGACGTCACCAAAGAAGAAAATGGAGAGGAGGTAAGACCCGTCTAGGAGAATTCTTAAACGGGGACGCCGCATGTTTTATTTATTGTTAGGAATTGGTTTTGTTGTTATTTTTTTATGTATGTTAATATTAAATAATAGTATTAAAGAATTAGATTAGATTTTACTTAATGTTTTAGTGAAAGAAATAAAAATTGAAGAAATGTTAAAGAGTAAAAATAGTGTTTCTGAATCATCTAATGAAGATATTTTAAAAGCGATTAGAAATACATACCCGCACATGACGGAGGATAATTAATGAATAGGGCAGAGAGACGAAAAATGATGAAAAAGATTCCTGGGTATAAGAAAGCTCTAAAGAGTGGAAGTAAAAAGGCGGTTGATGATTTGGAGAAGATGTTTCAAAAGCAATGGGATATGAATAGGGAAAATCTTGAGAGAAGTAAGTCGCGGAGTGCAGAAGTTTTGGGTAATTATATTTATAATGATGAAACTTTAAATAATGGTGATGTTGCGGAATTTGACAATTCTGAGGATGAAATTTACAATGATTAATGAAGAAGATAAAAGAATTATAGAAAAAGTATAGAAGTTAAATTGCGGATACGGCGATGTGTTGATATTTTATTTTAAAGTTAATTAGTTTATTGATTTAGATGAAGTACAGCAGTGTTTTAAAAGTATTACAGCTGCTTTGCCTAAAGAGGTTTCTGTATTAATGTTACCTGATAATATTTAGCTTTTTTCTGTTGAAAGTTGCAAAAATACAATAGAAGTTCTGCAAAATTGGATTTCTCAAGCTCAAAAGGCAATGGATAAGGTTGGGGATATTAAAAATGAAAAGTTTTCGCACGATGTAATTCTTGATTTTAAAGGCGGCGGGATTCGTTAAAGGGAGCTTTACACCTGTGGTCCCCGCATCATTGAAGGGTAAAATTTTTGGGCAAAATTATATGTTTGTTGGGTAAATATTTAAAATTTTACCTACTGGGCAAGAATGAATAATTTCTTTTAAATAGTTTTTATATTATTTGAAAGGAGTTGTTGCAAATGCAACAAAATAAAAATTATATGACTGTTGAAGATATAAGTGGAAGATTTGGTTATTCTAAAAGTAGTATTATAAGTAATTTTAATAGAACTGCCGCAACTATTAAAAAGAAATATAATATTATTTTAACTAGAGGAAAAGATGAAAATGGGAATCTTTTTTATTAGATAACTGATGGAAGAGCCAATACTATTTATGATGAAGGGGAAGAGAGGAAAGTGAAAATTAGTAAAAAAATTTTGAAATTTGAAAATTTTTAGTTTACCGTCTTTCTTGGAATTGTTATGACGCCTTGGGGTGTTTTTAGAGGTACTAGAGAGGAATTTCTTAAATATATAAGTATTAAGAAAAATAAAAAGAATTTAGAAGCATTAGATGAAGCATTTTTAAGTTTAATGAATAAAGAATATATTGCTTTTCATGAGGATGGTAAACATATAATTGTTTATATTAGAGAAAAAATTGAAGAAGAAATGAAACTTGGTTCTAAAATGGTTAAACAATGCCGCGAAATTGTAAGAAAACATAATAAAACTACTGATAAAGTTCCTCAATTAATAAAAGTTTGGTTAGCTGTTCAAATTTGTTTTTAGCATCAACCTTTTACAAATAATGATATTGAAAAATTAACTGATTTATCTAATTATCAAATAAGAGATGCAATACAATTATTACAAGAAAGTGATATTTTTAAAATTACTAGAGCGGGTAGTTATTGTTATTGTAAAGGAAGTAATGTTGATTTAACTGCTTGGTGGAATGATTAAAATAATCTAAGCATTTTTATCAGAATTGTCTAAATATGCCAATTTTTAATTAAACTCTTAACGATTATATAATATATATAATCGTTAAGAGTTCATCTAAAATTTAATAAATTTAGACAATTTTAGATATTTTTCATATGAAAAATATAAAGATAGAGTTGATTTGGTTGGGCTTCGCCCAACCAAACGGACGGATTTTGCGATATGTGGGGGAAAGAGGGCAAGGCGAAAATCGAAATGAAAAATGGAACGAAAATCGCCAATAAAATAATTGTAATTAAAAATAAGGAACAGGTGTATGGGGGAGATGGGGAAAAGTAATTAAATTCCCGCATATTTTAAACAAATGATTTGAAAAAATGGGGTTGGATAAAAATAAGGAAGGGTAGATAGCCGCATCAAAAGGGAACTATAAAAAATTCAAATGAAAATTTTGAAAATTCATTTTAAAATTTGGAGAGAAAATTATGCAATTTTTACAAGCAAAAAATATTAATAATAAATTAGGAACCCACAACAATTTACCTTATGCTATTGATAATATAATAATTGAGGAAGAGGGCGATATATTGTTGTATTTGACTAGTTATGGGGGTAACCGCGTTTATGTGAGATATAAGAGTATTGAGGATTTGAAGGAAGAGTTTGATGTTGTTGATGCTATTGGAGATATAGAGGAGTATAAGGAGTATGATTATTGATGCGTTTATAAGAGTATTGGGATGGGTTGTGTTGTTTTATGCGGTTTGTGTTCTATTGGTTGTTTATATAATTATTGATTGGTGGAGAAATTGGAAGAGATGATAGGATGAGATAAACCAAATAGTGATTAATGATTAAGTATTAATTTATAGTTTCTATTGTGCGACCCGAAGGGGAGCCATATTGGGTGAAATGGTTGAAGGATTGGTGGGATGAGGATAGTTAGGATAATGATGGTTAAAAATTTGTATAAAATTACTAAAAAATATGTAAAAAATAAAAAAATTTTTAACAAGAAGGGGTAGAATATGTAATAAAGGGGAAGGGAAGGGAGAATTTTTATGATATAATATTAATATATATTATTGGTTGCTATTGTATATTATGTATTATATTATATTATTATATATTATATTATTAAAATTAATTAAAAATCAGGAAAATCATGAATGGTGTCAGGCGCGGGACCAGTACCTATGTGCTACCGTAATTCGATAAAGCGACCGTTCACGCACTCTAATAAGCCAGGAATTTCTCCCTGGCTATTATCCTATATTTAATTATATTATATATTACTTCAGTTCTTTAAGAAAAGCATTAATAATATCTTCATCACTTTTGTCAATAGAAAGAGAACCAGTAATTGTCTTATTCCTATCTAGTTTTTTAAGAACATCATAACCAGTCTTAAGGTCCTTCTCCATTGATTTAAGCATTTCAACAATGTCTTTTACAGAGAAGTCCTTTACAAACTCTTTTCCAAGAACAAGAGAAAGATATTCAATAATCTCTGCGGCGAGTTCTTCGCGGGTGTCATTAAGATCCTCTTCTGCATAATATTTCTTTCTTGCGGCAGCCAGCTCTTCCTGGAACTTGCGCTCGAGTTCATCCGGTGAGGTACCAGCTTTTAGTGCTTCATATAGATCCATAAGTTTTTCTCCTTTGTTATTTTCTATATATATTATAACAAAAATTTTTTAAGTTTTCAAGTGGTGGCGGTCAGAGAGATAGGTTTTTTTTATATTATATCATAAATTTTTTAATTTGTCAAGCTGAGGATCGGGCGGCAGCGGTCATATGAGAGATGGGATGAGTGCCGCTGCCGCCAGCATGAATTTTGGGAATCTAGGGAATGGGTTCGGAAACGCCAAGGTTCTGGAAAAAAAGCCCATATAGGACTGGAAGGGTGGAAGCGGGCCTGGGCGGTGGCCCGCGGCCCGACAAAATTTGGAGCCTATAACCCTTTATTATACCATAACCCGCAATGTTTTGTCAATAAGTTTTTTAAAAATAAAAAAGAGGATTATTCGTCCTCTTCATCATCACCAATGGGATTTACATCAACATCATAATTAAAATGAGTATCAGTATCACTATTAAAAAGCTTTTCTGCTTGTTCAATTGCATCCCATTTATTAACAGCATCATCAATAGTATAATTAATAAGAAAAGTTACATCATATTTCATTTTTTATTCCTTTCTTTTGATGATTTAATTATAGCAAAGTATTTATTATTTGTCAAGTAGTTTTTTTATTTTTTTAGAATAATATTTAATAACGATAATTGGATGTGTGATAATTACAAAAACAGTACGAACAAAAGCCAAAAAGATAGTGATGGGTTTATATAAGAAGTCGGGTAAAGGAGTATACCAACCGCTTCCAGACGGCGCAAACAAATCCTCATACTGCCAAAAGAAATAACTAATAAGATACATGACCAACATTCCAAGTAAAAAATTTATCATTTTATTTCTTCTCCTTCTTTTTTGATGATTTAATTATAACTGATTTAAAATTATTTGTCAAGAATTTTCTTTAAAAAATCATAAAGAATGTTTCCCACGAAAGTGCCAACAAAAACATAACTAAGAATTTCTAATGTTGTCATTTTATTTCCCCTTTCTTTTTGTAACTTAATTATAACTGATTTTTGGGAAAATGTCAACAAGTAATTTTGCACAAAATTCTAATTGAAATTTGTGCAAAATACATCTTGACAAAAATCACGGGCTGGCGCGGCCACTCGCCAGCCGCCATTATATCACAGATTTTATTATTTTGTCAAGTGTTTTTTAAAAAATCATAGAGAATCCTTCCAACAAAAGTACCAACAAAAACATAGCCAAAAATTTCTAAAGTCATTTTATTTTATCCTTTCTGGAGACTGGAAGAGGATTATTCATCCTCTTCCCCTTCCTCATCATCAAAACCGCAAATGGGACAAATTGCATCACAGAGGTCATTTTCATCCCAATCGCACTCGTAGACAGGTTCACCGCACTCGGGGCATTCATAAAACCGCTCTTCCCAATCTACATAGCCGCCAAAAACCTGTTCAACTTCTTTTGCTCTTGATTCCCATGTCTTCATATTTTTACTTTCCTTTCTTCTTTTGATGGTTTAATTATATCAGATTAAGACTGAGATGTCAAGTATATTTCTTCAAAAAAATCACATGCCCATCTTGCTAACTGGAAAGCATGAAAAGGAAAAGTTAATTTTGATGCACATTCATAAATCCAAGAAATAATCTGAGACTCCGGCTGAATCCACTCACACAAGAGGAAATCAGAAAAGAAGAAAACACTGTCGGGATGCTTGGTAGATGCGCCCCAAAGCTCAAGAATGGTTTCTTTATCGGAAAGCCTGGAATAAAGTTTATACATTTTTAATCTTCCTCCTCTTCAGTGAGTTCGCCAAACATTGTACAAGTACAATTCCATTTTTCTGTATCTTCAGCAATTGCTTTAAAGATAGCGTCTTTACAAAAATCAAATAACCAGTCTTCCCAGACGGCATAATCTCCATGCTTAACAAGATATGTATCCATCTGCCTAAGAAAGTCAATTCTCAGTTCAACCATGTTTTTATTCATCTTTTTTCTTCCTTTCTTTTGATGATTTAATTATATCAGATGGGGAAGCATTTGTCAATACATTTCCCATCCATTAATATCACCAAATTTATCCAATGCTTTGTAGATTCTTTTGGTCATTTTTTTACACCAATGCGGGTAATCTTTCATAAAATCTATCGCCCACTGAGTAGCAATGATTTCTGAAGGAAGTGAAAAATAAGCTTCATTTTTTCTATTGTCAGATTCTTCAGAAAACTTTAAAATCTGACGACACAAAATTTCATACTCTAAATCTTCATCTGTTAAACTTTTCATTGTGTAATGATGTCCAACTTCATGAAGAAGGGAAAACAGAAAATAATTTCTTTCTGTAACTGTAAAATCAAAAAAATCTGCAACCCACTGTCTGTGAAAATCATCAGCAGAACAGGTAAAAGGAGTGAAAAAAACTGTGCGGGTTTCGGGGTCATAAGAAAAATCATCACCTAAAATCACTTTTACATCAAAGTTTTCAAGGACTTTAGCAATTACGTTTCTGAATTTTCTTTTGCCTTTCATGTTGTTTCCTCTCTTTCTTTCTATAAAAATTATAATATATTTTTGGGAAAATGTCAACAAGGAAAATTAAACAAAAATTTACGGAAAATTTGTGCAGAATACATATTGACTTGGAACTCGGGCCCGCGCTGGTTGTGCGCGGGCCGCCTATTATACCATAAAAATTTAGGGTTGTCAATAGTAAAATTGCACAAAAAAAAATGGTTTTTTGTCATGTTTTTTGACAAAAAACCATTTGAAAAGTTGTCAGACTATTCACTTTTTTGGCGGTCTCTGCTTGATTAAATCCAGCTTATAGTGATTTCCGCCAACATTAAATTCAATAATCTTGCTTTTGTTGGTAATTTCCGTTTCAAAACCCTCAGTTTTCAGACAATTTGCAAGAATTTCGATGAGTTTTTCTTTTTCTTCATCGGGTTTCCGCTCTTTTTTGACAGCTTTTCGGGGCTTGTCTGATTTGGCTTCGTGGTTGATTTTATTTTCCTTAGCCTTTTTAGTAAGCTCTTCCACGATTTCATTTTCAAGATACCCTTCGTCCTCAAGCCAAACCTTGATCGCTTCATCTTTAGGAAGGCTGAGTGATTCCATATATTCTTTAATATCGGAATCGGGGATGCGAATATTTTTACCGTTCAGATTGTAAGTCATGTGTTTTACCTCTTTTCTTTTGATGGTTTAATTATATCACATCCCTTTCCTCTTGTCAAGAGGGGAAGAAAATTTCTTCCCCTCTTTTTTAAGGTCAAGCCTTAATGGAGAAGTAGGGAACCTTCTTCACGTATTCCTTGACCAGGGTTTCACTCTTCACAAGGTCAGTGAGCAGATGCGTGATACGCTGATTCGTCAGTCCACTAATAGACGGGATTTCTGCCTGAAGCTCCTTAATGCACTTCGGGGCATCCGCATCAGTAAGGAAGGCGACAATGTCAGCCTTGAAACCCTCATTGTCAATCTGAGTCTGAGTCGGCTTTTTTGCGGAAGTGCGCTTCTTATCCAGAAGAGCAATTTCCTTATCAATGAAAGCCACCATATCGGCATTGTCAGCAACGATGGAACGGATAGCAGTGAACATTTCTCTCTTAGTCATACTTAGCACCTCTTTCTTTTGTTTGTTTTTTTTTATCTTACATATTTATTATATCACAAGGCTTTTGTTTTGTCAAGAACTTTTTTAACTTTTTTAAAAGTTTTTTTGTGGTTGACTTCTTTGACTTTCCTAACCTTGTATATAAATTATATC